GCAGAGCCCCCGGATATTGCCAGCGTCAAGCCCGGTCGTAGCACCGTAACCATCCGCCTGGTCGTGACCACATCATGAGCAAGTATTACACCGGCAAAGACGGCACCCTCAGCATCGCTGGCACCACCCAGGTGAAGGTGACCAACTGGTCCCTGCAGGCCGACCTTGAGATGCTGGAGACCACCACGCTGGGCGACGACGACCGCAGCTACACGCCCGGCATCCGCTCGTACAGCGGCTCGGCCACGCTGCTGTACTACGAAGACGACACCGCCCGCAACGACGCCGCCACGCAAGTCAAGCGCGTCATCAGCACTGGCGCCCCCAGCACTTCCCCCATCGCCTTCATCCTGGCGCTCGGCAGCAAAACCGTCACCCTCAACGCCTTCATCACCAGCGCCTCCTACGGCGCCAGCGTTGGCGAAGTGGTGAGCGCCCAGATTAGCTTCCAAGGCTCTGGCGCCGCTACGGGAGTGGCCATCTAATGTCCACCTACCTTGGCGCTTACGGTCGCGTCGCCCTCCGCCGCAAAAGCGACGAAGGCGAAAAGACCTCTGTCGTCAACGCCAGCGACATCAACGTCACTGCCCGCCGGTTCAGCTTTGACTTCGAGCCCGGCTTCCTGATCAGCGGCGACGAGGTGGAGATCACCAGCACCAACGGCGTCGTTCTCGAATTCGTTGGTACCGATGGGTGGGCAAACAACACCAAGCAAAGCAGCGGGAAGTGGTACGTCTTCGTCGATGACATGGGCGGCATCCGCCTCTACAACAATTTCGCCGCCTCCCTTGATGGCGAACAAGCTTCGGCCATCACGCTTGCCTCCATCGCCTCCGACATTCCCATCCGCGTCAAGGTCGAAAACGCCAGCACCCGTTTGCTTGGGGCAGTCACTTCCTACGAAATCAACACCAACCGCGAGGCCATCGACGTTACGGCCCTGTCGGAAGAGTTCCGCAGCCAGTACAGCGGCCTGATGTCCGGCTCGGGCACCATCTCCTGCCACTGGGACTACCTCGACACCGTCGCAGAAAGCGGCAACTACCTACTCCAGCTAATCCTCCGCACCGAAGTTGGCAGCGAGTTTGACGCCGAACTGTTCGTCAAAACAGAAAACTATTCTCCAACGGGCCAGCAAAACGAATTAAACGACAAAATCTACTACAGTATTAGTGCAATCATTACAAACGCAGCCGTTGCGTTCCAGCCTGGCTCGATTGTTGAAGTGACCGCCGACTTCATCACAACTGGCCCCATCCGTCTCCGCACGGGCGTGGGTCAGCTCGAATACTTGCTGCAGGAAAACGGCGATAGACTTGAGCTTGAGCAAGACGCCAGCTCGTATTTGGCCTTGGAGCAGGAGGACTAACCCTTGGCAGACCTCAAAATTACAGAGCTGCAGGCCCTTGCTGGTGCCAACCTCGCAGCCACGGACGCACTGGCTGTCGCGGACATCAGCGCCAGCGAAACCAAGAAAATCACGGTCAGCGACCTGATCGCCTTTGGCGCCGACCTCATCTCGAACGCCGAGATCCCGAGCGCCAAGATCAGCTTTGCCGCTGGCTCCATCGTCGAAGCATCGCTTGCCACTGGCTCTGTCACTGCCACCAAGATTGGCGCTGACGCTGTAACCGCCGCCAAACTCGGAGACCAAAGCACCTGCATCGTCGCCGCCAGCAAAGCCGCCCTCGACGCAGTCACTGGCGACTTCATCGGTCAGCTCGGCTTTACCACTGACACCGTCAAGATCTACCTCTGGCAGAACAGCACTTGGAATTCGGTTAAAGCTGCTGGCTCAATCAACACCATCACGGCTGACACCAGCGGCATCGTCAACATCACAGTCAGCACCAGCGGCGACACCGCCACTGTCGGCACCAGCCTCGACAACACAGGCGCCGCCGGCCAATTCCTCGCAGGCCCTACTGGCTCTGCTGGAGCCGTCAGCTACCGCACCATTGCTGGTGCAGACCTGCCCACGGCCACCACTAGCGCAAAGGGCGGCGTCATCATCAATGGCGGCGGCCTGACGATGAGCGGCGACACCGCCATCATCAACAACACCGTCACCCCTGTCACCGACTCCCTCCGCAAACTCACCTACAACGCACAAGGCCTGATCACCGCCAGCACCGCTGTTGCTGGTTCTGACCTGCCTGTTGCCACCAGTGTTTTAACGGGCGCCGTCCGTCCTGGCACTGGCCTAGCTGTCGATGGAAGCGGCGTCCTCAACCACTCCAATAGCGTTGCAGGCACCACGCAAAACGGCATCACCTTCGACGCCCAGGGTCACATCACCAATGCCACGGCGCTAGTTGCAGGCGACATTCCAGACCTTCCGGCCACCAAGCTGACCAGCGGTTCGCTCGATATTGCCCGCATCACAAACAACACGGTGACTGGCGCCAAGCTGGCCAACTACGCCATCACCAAGATTGGGGAAACGCAGCCCACGGCCGACATGATCGGCCAGTTCTTCTTCAATCCCCTCACCCGCGACCTTTTCCTCTGGGACGGTAACGTTTTCCAGCCCATCGGTATTTCGGTGGGCGAAATCATCTTCGCTGGCACCTTCGACGCCTCCGCCGGAAGCGGCACTGGCCTGATCGCTACCGTCACCGCAGAAGGTACTGCCATCGGCCTGGTCGTCGGCCAGCCGCTACCTGCCGCCGCCACAGCCAACAACCGCTACTACTTGGTTGTTTCCGAGGCTGGCACGATCACCAGCGGCAACGCCCCGAATGTTGCCCTGGCACCGCCTGACATCATCCTGTCGAACGGCAACGAGTGGACCGAGGTGGACGTTAGCCAGACAATCACCAGCGTCACGGCCAACCAAGTTAGCTACACCCCCAGCGGCGGCCTTGCTGCTGTCAACGTCCAAGCCGCCCTCGACGAGCTAGAAAGCGAAAAGCTCGCCAAGGCTGGTGGCACGATGACCGGCGAGCTGCTGATCGGCAGCGCCGGCAGCTTTGCGTTTGAGGGCTCCACTGCCAACGCCTACGAAACCTATCTAACTGCCGCCGACCCGACAGCCGACCGGACCATCACTTTCCCGGACCAAAGCGGCAACGTCATCGTCAGCGGCAACGCCAGCATCGTCAACGCGGACATCAATGCCAGCGCCGCGATTGCCTTCAGCAAGCTGGCCGCACTGACCAGCGCCAATATCCTCGTCGGCAATAGCAGCAACGTAGCCACTTCCGTCGCCATGAGCGGCGATGTAACGATCAGCAACACTGGGGCAACCACCGTCGTTAGCGGCAGCACCAGCGTCGCCGGCAAGCTGCAACTCACCGACAGCACCAGCAGCACCAGCACAACGACAGCCGCCACACCCAACGCAGTCAAGAGCGCCTACGACCTGGCCAACGCAGCGCTGCCCAAGAGCGGTGGCACGATGACTGGAGCAATCACCTTCGCTGCAGGCCAGACCATCAGCGGCTACGGCGCGATTGACACCGCCCAAACCTGGACCAAAGGCCAACGTGCTGAAGTGACGGCACTGACCGACGCGGCCACCATCGCGGTTGATTTTGCAGATAGCAATAACTTCTCGGTTACTCTCGGCGGCAACCGCACTTTGGGCAACCCCACCAACCAAGTGGCTGGGCAGTCCGGGTCGCTGTTCGTGACACAGGACGGCACCGGCTCGCGGACCTTGGCGTATTCGTCGGACTGGGAATTTGCCGGTAGTACTGCACCTACACTCAGCACAGCGGCCAGTGCCGTGGATCGCATCGACTACATTGTCCGCGCAAGCGGCAGCATCCACGCTGTGCTCACCAAAGCCTTCGCCTGATGTCAGTCTTTCATGAGAACATGCTGATCGGTTCGTCCGGTCAGGGCGCCCCAGCCGCAGCGGGCATCTCTAGGAGCATCCGCCTGAATGCACCCGACTCGGCCTACCTCAGCCGCACCCCCGCATCTGCTGGCAACCGCAAGACCTGGACGCTGGCCCTGTGGGTAAAGCGAAGCAATTTGAGCGATGGCGCTTTATTCCATAGCCCCGGAACAACAAGCGGCACGGCTCATACTTGGTGCAATTTTTCGGGCGATACTCTTCAGTTTTATGACTACACAGGAAGTGTGTTTAATTTTCTGCGTCAAACAGCGCAGGTTTTTCGTGACCCATCGGCTTGGTACCATCTAGTTTTTGTTGTTGATACTGACAATGGCACGGCTGCCAACAGAGCGCGAATCTATGTAAACGGATCTGAAGTAACAACATGGACGAGTACGTCAACAGCGGCTGCAGGGTTTAGTACGGCCTGGAATAATAATGCCCTTCACCAGATTTCTTCACAAAGTCAGTATTTTAACGGCTACCTAGCCGACATCTACTTCATCGACGGCCAAGCGCTGACCCCCAGTAGCTTCACCGAAACCGACGCCACCACCGGCCAGCTCATCCCGAAGGCATACACCGGCAGCTACGGGACAAACGGCTTCCATCTGGAGTTCTCCGACAATAGCGGCACCACCAGCACCACGCTCGGTAAAGACAGTGCAGGCAGCAACAACTGGACGCCGAACAACTTCTCGGTGTCATCCGGCGCAGGTAACGATTCGCTGGTGGATGTGCCGACCAACGGCGACCAGACGGATACGGGCGTGGGGGGTGAGGTGAGGGGGAATTACTGCACGCTGAATCCGCTCAATACTTACAGTTCGATCACGCTATCAAACGGCAATCTTGATTACTCTCACGGCTCAAGTGGTGGTCTGACTGTTGGCACAATCGGCGTCTCAACAGGCAAATGGTATTGGGAGCACGTCGCATCAACCAGTTACACGCTGATTGGTCTTTATCAGTCGGGATCGTTGAGCATGGGATTTGTCGGTGCGTCCGGCGTTTCCCTTGGCTTTACGTCTGGAGGTTTTGTAGCGACAAGTGGTGGACCAACATACGTCAATTCCGTTAGTTACGGCACATCTGACGTGATCGGTTTTGCTTTGAACATGGACGCCGGTACGTTGACGATCTACAAAAACGGATCAGCAACATCTTTAGTATTTTCGGGATTGACTGGCACATGGTTTCCTGCTGAAGGCGCCAATAGCACATCGAGCGGCGTGTTTAACTTTGGTGCTCGGAGTTTCGCCTACACGGCCCCCAGCGGCTTCAAGGCGCTCAATACGGCAAACCTGCCCGCGCCAGGGGTCACAAAGCCTAATACGGTGATGGATGTGGTGCTTTATACCGGCACCGGTTCTGCGCTGACACCCACCAGCACGCTCGGTTTTAATCCAGATCTGGTTTGGATCAAGTCGCGCTCGGCAGCTACAGATCACGCCTTGTACGACAGCGTGCGTGGTGTTGAAAAACGGCTTGAGTCCAACAACACCGACGCAGAAGTCACCAGCGATGGTGGCGTGACAGCTTTCAACTCTGCTGGGTTCTCGGTTGGCACGCTAGCTCAGGTCAATACCAGCTCTGCCACCTACGCCGCCTGGACCTGGGACGCCGGAAGCTCCACCGACACCAACAACACAGCAGGCACGATCACGCCGACAGGTGTCAGGGCCAACGCCACGGCGGGGGTTTCCGTGGTCACGTACACCGGCAATGGCACTCAAAATGCGACAGTAGCTCATGGTTTAGGAGTAAAACCCGCTCTTCACATCATTAAAAACAGATCATCTGCATCAAATTGGGTTGTGTTGACCCAGTCCATTGATGGCTCTTTAGATTATGCCTATTTGAACTCAACTGCAGCGTTTGGCAATGCCGCTCAAAATGCGCCAACGTCTACAGTATTTAGCGTTTGGAACGATACTGATTCAAATGCGAATGGCAGCAATTATGTTGCCTACTGCTTCGCCCCAGTAGTCGGGTACTCTGCGATGGGCAGCTTTAGCGGTGGCTCAGGAATTTTCACTTACACCGGCTTCAGACCAAAATGGTTGTTGATCAAGCAATCAAGCGCAGTAAGTAGCTGGATTATCTATGACACGTCAAGGGACACTTACAACGTAATGGGCAATAGCCTTTACCCAAACCTTAGTGATGCAGAGATTAGCTCTCCCCCACGGATTGATTTTGTAAGCAACGGATTTGTGACGCGAGCATCATCTGGCTCAGAACCTAGCTGGACAGGAACGGTGATTTATTACGCCGTGGCCAAATCGCCCTTCAACTACGCCCGCGCCCGCTGACTCCACATGCCCGTTGCAACTAAACTGCCAAGCAAAGCTCAGCTTCAGGAGCTTTTTGAGTATCGAGATGGAGCGCTTTACTGGCGCAAAACCATCTCAACAATGGCACGAGCCGGAAGAAAAGCGGGATGTACAAATAGCAGAGGCTACCTTGTTGTTGGATTAAATTACAAAAAGTATCTGATTCACCGTCTCATCTGGGTAATGCACGGAAATGATCCGGTTGCGGTGATTGATCACATTAACGGCAATACCACGGACAATCGAATTGAAAACTTGAGGGCATCCACTCATACAGAAAACATGTGCAACGCCAAGCGGTCAAGGCGCAACACGTCTGGAATAAAAGGCGTGTCGTGGAACAAGTCCTCAAGGAAATGGATAGGCTCCGTTTGGTACCAACAAAAAATGTACAAAACCCCTGCTTTTGAGATTAAGGAGCAGTGCGCTGAGGCCGTCAGGATGTTGCGACTGGAACTGCACGGAGAGTTTGCTTGTCATGGTTAGACCGCTCACCCCACTATCGAACAAGGGTTCTGTGGCGGCTTGACACGGTGGTAATGTGGTGGAGCAGCGGTGCGCTAACACCCTGCCCCATGACCGCCGATTGGAGGATCGACGATGACCCAAGACTACCCGAAACCCATTGCGCCACCGCCGGAAGTCACTGGTGAGTGGTGGATTGAGTGGGACGCGTTGGACGAGTCAGAGCGACCACGGCTTGAAGACTTCATCGCCACCCGCGCCAGCCAATATGGCGCCGACCAGGAGCTGGAGGCGTGCTGTGAGTGGCTGAATAAAGAAGGCTGGTCTGGTGAATCCCGGCAACTCCGCGCCGCCCGCCGCCCTGAGCCGCCGAGCTTGAAGGTAAGACTGTCAAAGGCAATCGTTGAAGGAGACGAGAGGCAGGCATTGAAACTTCTGGAGGAATTAGATGACTGACCTCTCCCCCGCCGCGCAACAAGTGTTCTGGGAGTTCAACCGTGCCGCCAGTGGCAAGCCTGATGACTGGCACTATCTGCCCGCCATCGCCGCCGCCCTGCGAGCTGCTGCGGATCAACTCGATCATCCCACTTCAGCCCATACGCTTTACGCTTTTGCTGATGAGCTTGAAGCCCAGTAGTCATTCCAACACTAGAATGGTTAATGACAGAGCCTCAGCCCCTGTTGCGTCCCGATGAGGCGTATCACGCTCAGGCCATCCCATTAAAAAGGGACAGGATGTCACCCCTGCCCCCTTGTGCAACGGAATATCACGACCGTTGCGTTGCTGCTTTCTGGTCAGCCACAGCACTGTAGCACATGGTATGGTTGTGGAGCGGCGC